ATGTCTGAAGAAAACAAGGCACCTGAAACCAGTCGCTACATGGTCATGAAGCGGCTGCGCCATAACGGCAAGCAGCAAGCTCTCGGCACCACCCTGGAGTTGACCGACGAAGAAGCCAAGCCGCTGCTGGCGCTCGGCGTGATCGTCGCAACTCCGCAGCAAGCGGAACCGGCGAAGGACGCCGAACCTGAAGGTGATCCGAAGGGCGAAAAAGCGTCCGAGAAGTCCAAGGCCGGGGGCAAAAATGCCGCTGTCGAGGACAAGGAGGAAAAATAGCCGTTAAACGGACTGTACGCCCTTCTGCCGGTTCGGGGGTAGGATGAACCGGGACGAACCGGAAAGGGGTGTTATAACACCCGCTAACACCGTTAACGGACGCGCTGACGCTGCGGGAGAGGAGGAACCGGACGATGTACTGCACAATTGACGATCTGCTCGGCCAAATCGACAAGTCCAAGCTGATCGAAATCACGAACGACCACGAAGACCCGGCGCTTGATGACCAGGGCGAAGAAATCATCCACGAAGGCAATGCGAACAGCGCGATCGAGGCGGCGGCGGCCGTAGTGGACACCCATATCATGGTGCGCTACCCTGTGCCGCTCTCCCCTGTGCCGAAGATCATCAACAAGCTGACGGCCGACATCGCAATCTATAACCTGTTCACCCGGCATTACAACGATGAAGACAACGTATTTGTACGCCGGTACAAGGACGCGATCCGCCTGCTGGAGAAGATCGCCGCCGATGAAGTCAAGCTGACGGCAGGCGAAAGCAGCATCCGCACCTATTCGCGCCGCAAGCACTACGACGAAGGCTTTCAAAGGATGTATGACTGATGGCGGCCGATGGCGTTCGCGTGGAGGGCGACTGGTCGCGTCTGTTCGAGGCGCTGCGGAACTTGAATCTAAGCAACGCCGAGCTGAAGATGTTGAACGCGCAGATCGGCCAGATCGTAGCCGAGGGCTCCAAGGAACGATTCGAGACGGAGAAATCGCCGGAAGGAACACCCTGGAAGCCCCTCTCCCCTCGCACCCTGGAGGCTCGGGCCCGGCGACGAACCAAGCGTAAAGACGGCAGCAGCGGATTCAAGACGAAGCGCGGCAAAGTGTCCAAACGAGCCGAACGCATCATGACCAGCGGCCGACCGCTGAAGGACACCGGCCGTCTGATGCGCTCCATTGCCGCCAAGGCAACCGGCAGCGGCACGGCGATCGGCACCAATCTGGTGCAAGGCGCGATTCAACAACTGGGCGGGCCTGCCGGTCGCGGCAAGAAAGTCAACATTCCGGCGCGTCCGTACCTGGGCGTATCCGGCCGGGAAGAAGCCGACATCATGGAGCTCATTAACGACTTTATCAAGGAGCGTACCACATGATTAAACAGGCGAAAGACACAATCGAAAACATCCTGAAGGCGGGCGGCGTGAAAACCATTTTTCGCGAAGAGGAAGGGCTCGACCGCAGCCGGAAATCCCCTTCCGTCATCATCCTGGCCGCTCCCGAAAAGCTGGTGCCGGATCGGCAGAAGGCCGCCAAGTTCCAGCAAGGTGTTCGGCGTATCCTCCGTACGAAGCGGTACAAGCGAGTGATGCCGATCGAGGTCGGCATCTTTGACCGCAGCGAAGAGGAAGTCGATCACTGGATACAGCTTTTGCTTCGCGAGCTGCCGGACGGCATTGACGACGGGCAAGGCAACTATACGGCCATTCGCCCCAGTACGATCGAATGGGTGGCCGACAGCAGCAACCGCGCGGCCGCGAACCTGACGATCGAGTTCGACTACGGTATCTATGTCGATCGTGAGCTGGCTAGTATCGAAGCCGTGAATCTTAAATCTATTACCGTGGAGGCGAATCAGCATGACGGATAAGCAAAAGCCTGCCGAAGCCAAGCAGGTAGCGGCGACGCAGCCGATCGAACAGTGGCGCGACGCCTTGGGTACCGACAAGACGCTGTTTGTCGGCCTGCTGGCCGCGACCGGCTGGGCCGAAGGCTACGAATGCACGCAGAAAGAGTATGAAAAGGCCGTTCAGGACTTCTTGAAAGCACCTATGCAGCCTAAGAAAGGACGGTGACAAGCATGACAACGGGACTTCCTGACGCCAGAGTCAATATTCAAGACGGCGGCCTCGGCGCGTCGAGCGATGCCGCTGGCGGCGTTCACCTGAAGATCGGCGTCTGCACGCTCGGGACACCGAACAAAATCTATCGGGTATCCAATCCGACCGCCGTCGTCGATACGTTCGGCACCGGCGAGCTGGTGAACGCCCTGCTGGATGCCATGCAGCTCGGAGCGCGGGACATCATCGTCATACCGGCTGCGCCTGGCGTCGTCGGTACGATCGGGACGGTAGCCCACTCCGGCACCGGCGGCATGACGATGGCGGCCACCGGGCAGCCGAACAACCAGTACGACATTGTGGTACGGATCACCAAGGGTGGCGCGGTCAACGAGGCGCAGTATCAGCTCTCGCTTGACGGCAGCACCTTCCAGAATGTCCGCACCATTCCGAGCAACGCGAACATTCAGGTGCAAGGCACCGGCGTCACGCTTCAGTTCACGCCGCCCGAAGCTCCTGCTTCTGCGACGTTCGTGGAAGGCGACGAATACCGGGTGCAGACCACGGCACCGAAGATGAGCAACGCCGACTATCTGGCGGCGATGAACGTGGTCAAGAACAATTCCCTGGATTACGAATACATTCACGTCGTCGGCGCTTCCGAGCGTTCGCTATGGGCCATGTGCGCATCGGATGCGATCGCCCTGGAGGAAAACCACAAACCGATTCACTTTGTTTGCGAAGCGCGTCGGCCGGAGCCGGACGAGACGATCGACGACTGGGTGCAGGATCTGATTACGGAACGCCAGAGCTTTACGAGCAATCGGGTTTCCGTTGTGGCTCCCCTCGTTCAGATTGCCGCGCTGGATGGCAGTCAGCGGTGGTCGAACCTGGGCGCAGCCTATACCGGCATCCTCTCCCGTGCTCGCGTCAGTGAGTCGCCGGGCAAGGTGATGAGCTTCCCGCTGACGAACGTCCTGGCGCTCATGCCGGGCATGGATAACGGTCATATCAAAGCGCTGGACGATGCTGGTTACATCACGGCCCGCACGTTCGAGGGGCTTTCAGGCTTCTACATCACCAACGGCCGCACGATGGCGATCGTGGGCAGCGACTTCGAGTTCGTGGAAGTGCGTCGCGTCGTGGACAAGGCGGCCCGCTTGGTTCGCCAGGCCAGCGTCCGGTTCATTCAGAGCGAGGCGGACGACGACGGACTGGACAACCTGCTCGCCAACATCGGCGCACCGCTGGCCGGTCAAATGATGTCGCGGACCGCACCGGAGATCAGCGACTTTGCCCTCTCCATTCCTGAAGGGCAGGACATCTTCTCGACGCGAGCGCTTGATGTTGACTTGGCGATCGTGCCGATCCCGATCATGAAATGGATCACAGTGCGACTGAAGCTGAACAATCCCATGATGAGTTAGGAGGAAACCGCATGATTAACGGTAAGGTGTACGATTGGGAGTCCGTCACGGTCGGCCTGCCCTACGGCGTGGCGATCGCCATTTCCGGCATCGACTACGACGACGAGCTCGCGGGTGAACTGGCCTATGGCAAAGGCGCGGCTCCGGTCGGATATGGCAACGGCAACTATACGGCCAGTGCCAAGATCACCATGCTGCGCGACGAATACAACAAGCTGCTAGACTATGCTCGCAGCCAAGGCAAACCGCTGTACCGGCTCCCTCTCTTCCCGATCACGGTCAGCTACGCCAATGATGGCGAACGAACGCGAACGGACGAGATTCGGGGCTGCAAATTCACGAAGACAACCAACAAAGCCGCCCAGGGTGACACGAAGCTGGAAGTCGAGCTCGAACTGCTCGTCACCGGCCAGATCATCCGCGACGGCGTGAAATCCATCTAGGAGGGCGAACAAGCACATGGCAAAGGATAAAGCGGTTATGAACAAGGACGAACTGAAGCAAAAGTATGGTCGGGTGTATGAGATTAGCGTCGAGGGGCTGGAGTACGAGAACGGAGATGAAGCGACGTTCGCCTTCTACTTCACCCGACCGAAGACGAGCGACATGTCCCGTTTCACCAAGGAGTTGAACAGCAAGCCAGACATGGCGATGAAAAATCTTACGTTTTCCTGCATTGTCTCGGAACAGGAAGAGGAGCTGCGCCAGGCGGTCGAAGAGTTCCCCGGCCTGCCGTTTAATACGGCCAGCCGCCTGATGGAGCTCGTCGGAGCCAGCGCGGCCACCAGCTTAAAAAAGTTGTAAATCTCGTTTCCGAGCGCTTCGAGGAAATAGACAGCAATTACTTCGAGGCCGGTCAGCTGCTCATCCGCCGATATTTCCCGGATGCCCTGGACAATCTGGAACTGGAAGACTTCGCGGAGCTTTACGCAAAGTCGTTATGGTACGAAGACCGGGACATCAAACTGCACGCATCCGCGATCGCAATGGCATTCGGCGGCGGCCAGAAGTAACGGCGCTTGAAAGGAGGCGCACCCGATGGGCGGTTTGAGCTCACTGTTTAAGCTATCGGTTATCATGAGCATGGTCGATCGGATGACGCCGGAAGCGATGCGGGCCGGGCGGTCGGCCAACGAATTGCAGGGCAATATCGGCAGGCTGCGGCAGAGCTCCGGCGACTTTTTGAAGTTCGCCGGGAAATGGGCAGCGGCTGCGGTCGCGGCCGTCGCGGTGGCAATCGGAGCGATGGGTGGCGCAGCGATCGCGATGGCAAACGAGATTGACCAGGCGACCGGCAAGCTGCAAGCGCAGACCGGCATCACCAGGCAAGTCGCTGAAGACCTGATGCAAGTCTCCAAAGGTGTGTACGCCAGCGGCAGGGGCGAGTCGATCGAGCAGATCACGGCCGACCTGGCGAAGGTTCGGCAGAACCTGGGCGGCTTGTCCAAGGAAGCGACGCAAGCGTTCCTGTCCTCGTCCTACGCCGTCGAACAAGTATCGAACGGGGCGACGGGCATCGAAGAGATCACCAAGGTCACGAAGACGCTCATGCAGAATTTCAAGGGTTTGAGCGAAACGGATGCCCTGGACATGATAACGGTCGGCTTCCAGCGCGGCGGTGACTTCGCCGGTGACTTCATGGACACCATCAATGAGTATTCCGTCCACTTCGCCGGGCTTGGGATGAGCGCGGAGCAAATGTTTGCAACGCTGCTCGCTGGTAGCAAGGAAGGCGCGTTCAATCTGGACAAGGTTGGGGACGCCGTGAAAGAAAGCTTCATTCGCATGCAAGACCTGTCCCAGGGCAGCATGGACGCTTTCCGAGGGTTGGGCCTGGATGCGAACAAAATGTCGGCCGACATCGCGGCAGGCGGCGATCGAGCGAATCAGGCGTTTCAGGCTACGCTTTTGAGCCTGGGCGCAATGAAAGACCCGCTGAAGCAAAATGCGATCGGTGTCGCCCTCTTCGGTACGCAATGGGAAGACGTCAAGCAGAACGTCGTCCTGGCGATGGCCGAAGGGCAAAAAGGGCTCGGCGACTTCCAAGGCGCGACCGAAGCCGCTGGCGATGCGCTCTATAACAACCTGACAAACAAGTTCACCAGGCTGCGTAGAAGCATCACGGTGGAGCTGGCGAGCGCGGCCGGGCCGCTGACAGGGCTGCTGAATCAGCTCATGGATCGCGTGCTCGCCATGATGCCGCAAATCTCTTCAGCCATACAAACGGCATCGTCGGTCATTGCCCGAGTCATTACGTTTCTTGTCGGGCTGGGCAAAACCGTGGGCACGTTCCTGAAGCCGATCGCCCCGTTCCTGACGGGCATTGTCTCCGCCTTCGTCGCCTTCGCTGCTATCATGGGCACGGCGAAGCTGGCGGTCACGGCTTTTAATATCGTGATGCAGGCCATGCGCTTGCTGATGCTGACCAACCCGATCGGCTGGGTGCTGCTCCTGATCGGCCTCCTAATCGGCGCGTTCATCAAGATGAACGGCGGTATAGATGGCACGAAAAAGATGCTCGCTGGATGGTTTAACGCCTTGAAAGCCTGGTGGAAGTCGGACGGCACGCAAGCCTGGGTAAGTCGGATCGTGGCCGTGTTCAAACAATTCGTCGCACAGATCGGCCAGGCATTCAACTGGATCATGCAGCAGGTTCGCATCTATTGGCCGGTCGTGCAAAACACCATTGTTCAGGTGTTCCAGTACATCCGCACCAACGTCCTGCCGGTCGTGATGGAGATTGCGAAAAATGTGGGCGGCATGTTCGTTCGCATTTGGACAGTGGCGAGGCCGCTGCTTCAGCAGCTGCTCACCACATGGATCAAGTCATTTAAGCAAATTTGGGCAGCGGTGCAGCCGCTGGCCGTCACGCTCGGGCGGGTGTTCAAAACGGTGTTCCCGATCGTGCTGCAAGCGGTGGCCGCGATCTATAAGGCCGTGACGACCTACCTGCCCCCGGTGCTGGCGTTCGTCGGTGAAATCTTCGTTTCGATCTATCAGGCTGTCGTGCCGATCATTACGGACGTGGTGACAAGCGTCGTCCAGACGTTCAATGCGGTGCTGAATTGGGCGCTGGCGATCTGGCCGTATGTGCAGCAGATCATCGCCGGAGTGTTCCAGTACATTCAATGGGTATGGGCCTTTATCGGGCCGTATGTGATGGCTGCGATTGAAATTTTGAAATCCATCATCATGAACGGCTTTAACTTCATCGCCGCAACGATTCAATTCATCTGGACGACCATCAAGAGCATTATCATGATCGCCTGGTCGCTGATCTCCGGGATCATTAAGACCGCGCTAGCGATCTTCACTGGCGACTGGCAAGGCGCTTGGGATGGCGTCAGAGGGATTGTGGTCGGGGTTTGGGAAGGAATTAAAACCTTTATTAGTGGCTTCGGAACCTGGCTTTTCGACAGCGGCAAGGCGATTATCATGACGCTGGTCGATGGAATCAAGTCCGTGGCATCGGCACCAGTTGAGGCGGTCAAGAACATTTTCAGCAAGGTGCGCGAGTTGCTGCCATTCTCCGATGCGAAGACCGGCCCCCTCTCCGAACTGACCTATTCCGGGAGTAAAATCCCCGGCACGATCGCCGAGGGCGTGGCAAAAGGGGCCGGGCTGCTCAGGGCTGCTGCACACAACATGATGGAAGGCTTGGGGCTTGATCGAACATTCGCTTTCCGTTTTACACCTGAAGCGCCCGCATCCGTTCCGATGCCGGAAGTTCAGCGGCAGCCGGTGAATACGATCGCCCAGGCTCCGGTCATGATCGAAGCCGGAATCCGCAGCGGCATCGCACGGCTGCGAGCGGCAGCAAGTGCAATTATGCCCGGCTTTAAACCGGTGCTCGCGCTGCCAGGAGGCGGTACATTCCCCGGTGGCATCCCGGAGTATCCGCCATTCCCCGGCCCGCCTGCGCCGGAATACGACCCTACTCCCCCGGCTCCAGCGCCAGGCGCTGGCCGCTCGCAAACGGTCAACCTGCGCGAGGTATTCCGGGAAACTTCGGTCGAACGTGAGACAATCCGTGAAAAAGGCGGCACCAAGCAGCCAATCACGGTTAACATATACGGCGGCAGCGAGAAGCAGCGCCGCGATCTGCTCGATGTGCTAGAGCGATTCAACGAACAGAACCGGGAGTGAGCGCATGAACATCCGCATGGAAGATGAACAAATCAAGGTCGGCAGCGTGCTCCTCCCTGGCGTGTACGAAAGCATGGAAATCACCGGCGATGTTCGCACAGACGAGGAAGAGCTCAAAGGCGGCAAAAAGGTCGTCAATCACAGTTACAACCCGACGAGCATCCGGCTGAATATGAAACTGCTGAACGACGAGAACGGGACGGCCGAGGACAAGCTCACCACGATTCACAAGGTTTTCCGTTCCTCGGCCGCTCAAAAGAAGCCGCAAACGTACACGTTTGTGTCCGAGCACGCCAAGGCTCGCGATGTGGGCAGCGTGATGCTGATCCGGCTGCGCAGCCAGGACAGCAACACGAACGACATGATCGACGTTAGCCTGGAGTTCCAGGCCACGGAAGCGACGACGGTTTCCGTGCAAAAGGTGAAGGCTGGCAGCGGCAGCGGTCAGCAATATACCGTCGAGAAGGGCGACACGCTTTCCGCGCTCGCTCGCCAATACGGCACGACCGTCGATGCGATCGCGAAGGCGAACAACATTTCAAACGTCAATCTGATTTTCGTCGGCCAGAAGCTGACCATTCCAGCCGCCAGCAGCAACGTGAAGAAGGCGGCCGCCTCCTCGGCCGCCGTGGACGACGCCACGCCGCCGAAAGTGGGGTGAGCCTATTGTTTCAGCAGATACGCATTGGGAACACGGTCGTCGAAGGCGGGCTGAAGGAATTGGATGTGTGGCGCTCCCGCAAAGACCCGGCAGGCTATGCCGCCTACGTCCTGCGAGAGGAGGTCGAGGTCGCAGTCGAACCTGGCGCGATCGTGGAGATTGATCTCGGGTATGACGAGAAGGAAGTCGGCCGGGTATTCACCGGGGCGATCAGCCGCTCGGCCGAGGAGCGCGTCATCGCCAAAGACGGCATGACGCAGCTGCTCGGGACAAGCATCACACAGTCCTTTATGCAGGCAACGCCCCAGGACATGATTAAATTCGGGCTGAAGCTCGCAGGCGTTGAGGCGTTTTCCCTTTCTTCGCAGGTATTTGGCACCAGGGATCAGGTTGTCGCCGGTCTGAACGTGTACGACATGATCCGGCAGCGCATCAACCCCTATTGGGGCGTGGACTTCGCCGCCTACTTCGATGCAAGGGACGTCTTCATCTGGCAAGCTCCAGTGAAAAACAACGACATGTATCTGTTCCAGTATGGCGAGAACATTCTCGAAATGCTGTCCGATGGCGACATCGGGATGTTCCGCACTGTGTTCGTTCCTGGCCTGGATCATTCGCAGTATATTACCCTCTCACATCCTGGGGCGATGGGCGTCGCCTTGATCGAAACGGTACATCATTACATCCTGGACGACAAGCTGCGGACAGACATTTATTACAAGCTAGAAAGCGAGTGATCCCATGCCGGACGAACTGGACACTTTCAAAGAGGCTGTAAAAGTCATTATAGAAAAAGAGTTCCCGGAGCTGGTCAGCCCGGCCCGGCATATGCTTTTTGCGACCGTCATCGACCTGAAGGGCGTAACCGTCGATCTTCAGGTGCTGGCAGCGGACGGCACTCCGCACCCGTCCTTCCCTCCGCTGCCGAGCGTGCAGCTTCCGCCAGGCTTATCCTTGCAAATCGGCCAGCGGGTACGCATCGGTTTTTACTATGCCGATCCGGCGCTGCCCTACATTGATGGAGTGACGGGCGATGCTTGAAGACTGGAACGACATCTACCTGGATGACGAGGGGAACTTCCGGGAGGCGTCGGACGGCGACGTGCAGATCGTGATCGGCTCGGCGGCCATTGTGCAGGACATCCGTCATGAACTGGAGACGGTGCAAGGCTCCTATCCTTTTGATGAGGTATACGGCGCACGCCTGACGGAGTTCATCCAGCGCGAGAATAACGAGCTGGCGCGGCAGGAACTGATCCAGCAAGTGGAAGAGGTTGTCCGACGCCATGCGGCCGTGATCGCGGATAGCGTCGAGGTCGAGGCGGTTTCATGGACGATGCGAGAAATTGTCTTCGCTGCCTCCTTCAGCATCCAGGAAGACGGTGACACGGAGAGCGCCGGATTGACCATCATCATCACCGTTGACGGTGTGCGTGTAGTGAGGAGTGATTAAATGCCTGAAGACCTGATCCAAGCCAAAACCGAAGATGAGCTGATGGAGGAGGCCAAGGAGCAGCTGCAAGGTCAGCAGTTCCCGGCCCGCCTGCTGCGTAAGGGCGGCATCTTCTACACGCTCCTAGCCTTGTTCTTTCGGGCACTGGCCGGACTGTACAGCCTGCTGCCGTTGATCGTGCAGCAAATGTATGTTCATTCGGCTACAGGTCAGTGGCTGGATGTGGCCGCCCGAGAATATGGCGTCTTCCGGAAGCAGGCCACCAAAACAGTCGGCACAATCACCTTTATGCGGAACGACACCAGTCAGCGCATCATCATCCCGGCCGGGGCGATCGTCTCCACCAGCCCCGACCTGGAAGGCAATGAAATGCGGTTTTACCTGAAGGAAAATGTCGTCCTGGCCGTCGGCGCAGCTGAAGCGTCTGGAGAGATCGAGGCCGAGGCGGCCGGTTCGGCCCACAATGTCGCCAGTGGCATGATTCGCAATATGCTGACCTTCGTGCCGTATGTCAGCCTGGTGAATCGCGAGGATTGGCTCACGCGCGAAGGCACCGATGAAGAAACGGATGAGGAGCTGCGCGAGCGAACGATCAATCGCTGGGAACAGCTGTCCACCGGTGGCATCCGCGACTATTACCGTTCCCTGGTGGAATCCATAAATGGCGTTGTCGCGGTTCATATCGAGGACGATCACCCGCGCGGTGAAGGAACGGCCGACATCATCATTTCCAGCGTGGCAGGCATTCCGTCTGCCGCGATCGTCGAGGAAGCGCAGCAACTCATCGACGAGAAAGGTTCCATCATTGGCGATATTCGAGCCTTTGCGGCCGAGCCGGTGACGATTGATGTGGAAGTCGTCGTCTACTATGATGCCGAGTATGCCGAGCCGCAAGCCGTCGAAACCGAGGCGATCCTCCGCATTCAAGAGACGTTTCGTTATGGCCTGGTCGATCGAAACGATGGGATTCTGCGCGTGAATCCGCGCTATCCCTTTGACCGGTCGATGATCGTCTCGAACCTGCGCAAAGCGACCAATGTCGTCCAAGTGGACGTGCTTCAGCCGGAGGACACGATCACGATCACTCGCAGGCAAGTGGCCGTTCTCGGGGATGTGCATGTCGAGGTTCGGGAGGCGAATCGCATATGAAAAAGTTCGCCGATGATCTGTTTTCCTGGGCGCATGGCATCTTCAAAAAAGCGCCGCGACGCTCGGACATGGACATGTCCAAGCTGGCCGACGCCACTGGCAAGCTGTTGGATGACGCCAAGCTGATCGCCTTTCGTGTGCGGGAGCTGAAGTTCATTGCCACAGCCGAAGGCGCTGCGCTCGATCTGCATGGGATTGACCGCAAAATGCCACGCCTGGCCGGAGAGACGGACGCCAGCTACAGAAGGCGGCTGCTCGCCGCTTATGATCTGTACCGCGAAGGCGGTACGAAAGCCGGGATGAAACGAGTGCTTGAATCGCTCGGCTATCTCGAAGCTGAAGTTTACCCGCTGTATCGCGAAAAATACAAGTTTCATTTTCATGACGGCACGCTGCGCATGGATGGCGAACACAACATGAAGGCGAAGGACGATTCGGCTCATGTGGAGTACCTGGCGAAGTGGTCGCAGTTCATCATTTACCTGAATGCCAGTGATGACGCGCTGATGCAGCGCGATCGCGAGCGCCTGCTCTACATGATTAACAAGGCCAAGCCGATCGAATCAAAGCTCTATGCGTTTCTGTTCTCGTTTGCCGCACGCACCGCCTTCTATTTGCGGCATACCGGCTATTCGCTCATTCGTTCCCCTGCCTACCTGCTGAACCGACCGGGGGGCTATCTGATGAATGGTCGCCGGGTAATGGATGGCACGACCAACATGGGCAATGCCTTCGCTAAAGGGTACGCCCTAGTTCGCTCCGAAGCCCGGACATCCAGACAGGTGCATCCGCTCCACGATGGCAAGCATCGTATGAACGGTCGGCTGACGATGAATGAGCAGGATCATGTCTTGCACTCCGCCAGCGCCAAGGTGAAGACCGAGGCCGTCAGTGATCTGGCTGCAAGTCATCGGCAGACAGCTGCGAAGTTTGCTTCAGCGGTTCGTCAGCCTTATCATTCGCCGTGTATGGATGAAGCTTTACACATGGACGGCCAGCGACACATGCGAGAAGACGGGATCGTCTACACGCTGCGAAGTGTGTTCCAGACGGCGAGCGACGGCGGTGCGTTTGGCCGGATGGGCGAAGACATCCAGTACATGGACGGCGGCGGCCACTTGCGCCGCATGGACGGCGCGAACCGGATGGCGAATGATCTGCTGCTGGATGGCACGGCGCACATGAACGGCCAGCGCCTCATGCGACCGATCGCGACGCACCTGGCCTATTGCGAGCCGATGGACAGCCGCCGTCTTATGGGCGGCAGCTGGCGGATGGATGGCAAGACGGGCATGCGCGGCGTGGCGGTTAGACACAACAACGTCGCGCTGATTGTGAGACGAAATGACTACATCGTGGAAAGGAGAGCCATTTCATGAGCTTTCAAGTGACAACGAGACAGGCCCGCAAAGATATGGCCCGCGCTCGATTGGGGCAGATCACAATGCCGAAGGTAACGCACATCGCTTTTGGAACAGGCGGCCATACTCCAGGGGATGTTCTGACGCCGGTCATGCCTTTGGATACGGCGACCGCCCTGGAAGAAGAAGTCGCGCGGTATCCGATCGTATCAGCCGCACTGGTGAATGATACGACGGTTCAGTACAAGGTCATCATACCGAAGGGCGCACTGAACGGCGTGGTGCTCACCGAGCAGGCGCTTGTCGATGAGAATGGCAAAACTGTCGCGATCAAGACGTTCGGAGCCAAGAAAAAAGAGCCCGAGGATGAGTTCACCTTCACCTGGGACGAAGACTTTTAATCAAGGAGGTACACTATGCCACTTATTGGCCAAAATGAGTTCACGTCGAGCGTGACCGAGTATGACGCGCAGACCCCAGTCGTCTATACCGTTTACAACGAAGTTCATCAAGCCTTACTGAACAACACGGTTTTTTTGAAGGCGTTGGCCGATGCGATCAATGCGGAAGTGCAAGCGGCACGTGGAGGAAACGCATCGCTGACTGACAGATTTACCGGCATCGTAAACCGTCTGATCGCTCTTGAAGCCAGCGAGATCATCGAGTCCGGAATCAAACTGGAAGGACTCGCCTCTGCTCTCCATCAGGTCGAACAGTATCTCGCGCAAGGGAAAATCGAAATCGCCTACCCGGATTTTACGCTTGCGGACACGCTGCAAGTCGGGGTTATTAACGGCGTTGCTGGCGATGATAGCCTTGACCTGGTTGACACCTCGACCCTCAAGACAGGCGTGATCTACCACCTGACAGATGGTACCAACCAAGAACAGGTTATCATCTCGCAAGTTCTCTCCGGTCAGCGGGTGAAGCTCACTTCGCTCTTGCAACACAACTACGACAACACCGCGAGTTTGAAGCGTACCACGGCAACGGTTGACTACACGAACCACCATATTGACGGCTCGGGTGTCTACTACACCAGGCCGCTGCGGGTTTCCGGAAAAGGAAAGCTCATCGTTCAGTCGACCAATCCAGCAGCTGCACCGACAGCAGAAGTATCCTATGCTGCGACGGAAAGCTACACAGCTTTAACGCAGGAGTCTTCCCAAAACGTCAACGGTATTCTGGAGACGGTGTTCGCATTTGATGCAGGCACCAACCAGGAAGCTACGTTCCGCCTGACGCTTGGTGCATACAGTGTCAACGCTATCGTCTTACAAGATAGAGAACAGAGCAGCGAAACGGTTGAATCGGGACTGGTACCTGTCGTCTCTATGACCAGCACTTTCGCAGGGGAGTCCGGTCAGACGATCACGCATAACGTCGGGCATCAAAACTACGTGGTGAACGTAGAGGTAACAGAAAATCCTGCCGGTGACTTAGGAGAGTTTTGGGTCACAAAGAATGCGAATACCGTCACAGTTCACAACAGCGGCGGCGCTCGCACCGGCTTCAAGATCACCGTTTCCTTACCGGTAAAAGACGTACTGACAGGCAATGCAAACTTTAACGGCGCAACCGGCACAACGATCACCCACAGTGTAGGCCATACCAACTATGACGTTGGTGTGATCCCGACGCAAAATCCCGGCGGGTACTTGGGCGAAGTATTTGTCAGCAAGTCAGCCAACAGCTTCGTGGTATACAACTCTGGTACAGCCACAACGGCGTTCCAGTGGACTCTCTTGACCTAAAAACGATAGGAGGTTTTCCAAGATGGCAATTAAACTGATGTCTGGCGAGAACGAAAAGGTATCGATCTCTGGCTCCAAACTGCTGATCGAATATTTTGAAATGATGGGCGGTACAGTTCTTGCTTTTGAACTGGACTGCGAGGAACTGCAAGGCGCTCTGGTGCGTCTTTATCTCAGCCCATTCGGTACCTATACGGTCAGGGCGAATGATTGGCGTGGCGGATGGTGGCAAGTTACAGAGATCGAGCTGCCGCCGCGATCATTCACGCAGGAGGAACAAGAAAATCCAGACACGGGAGAGATGGAACCGGTAGACGTTCCGATTCCGCTGGACCTGTCAAAGGTTGAGGTTAAAGTCTGGAGTCTGCCAAACTTCTAAGGGAGGGTCATAGATGACAATTAGTCTCAAAACAGTGAAAGATGCAGCGATGGCCAAAGGAGTAGCAGCTCCTGCGGCCCTCTCTCTCGGTTCCATCAAGCAAGCGATCCTGAATGCTAACGGCACATACAATCAATCGACACTATCATTAGCGGAACTGCAAGCCGCTATCTCGACTTTGAGTGGCCAGGTCATCCCGTCGGGGGCTACTGATCTCGGCAACGGCGAAATCCAGACATCCGACGGCTCCCGTTGGGTCTGGTTTCCTAAGTATTATTACAAGATCAACGCTGACGGAAGTGGCGGAATGATCTTCTATACGGAAGCCGTAGCAACTGCGGAAGGCTGCACCCTTCACCCTGCATTTATTGTGGGAGGAGTCGAGATTCCGGGGTTCTATTTGGCCAAGTACCAGGCATGCCAGCCGGATGCAACGGTCTACAGCAAGGGATCGCTGGCAGTGAACCCAACACTAACAGCTGGGAACAGCGCACATGCGTGCAAGACAAAAAGCGGCGTCGTACCGTGGGCGGAAATCACCTATGCGAATGCGAAGGTCGCCTGCGAGAACATGAATGGTGTGTTGGGATTAACCAACAAGATCCACTTGATGCGTAACGTCGAATGGGGAGCGTTGGCACTATGGTGCTTGATCTTTAAAGGGTCAAAGTTCCCGCGCGGAAACAACAATTCCGGAAGCGACACAGACTTCCCAGGTGAAGGGAGCGGAACTGCTGATCCGACGCAGACTGGGCGAACCCTAACCGGCACCGGACCGGCCACGTGGTATCACAACGGATTGACAACGGGGATCGCGGACCTCAACGGCAACGTATGGGAATTTGTTGACGGGATTGAAGTAGATTCTAGCGGCAATTTCCGCATCTATGATTATGCTGCTGCATCCCCTGCATGGCAGACGATCAGCACCGGTGTTACAAAGGGGTCTGGTCGAATTCTCACTTTAGCGCAAGCCGGTATCCTGAAGGGACAAGCGGTAAATGCAACCGCTGACTCAACCGGTGCAACTGTATTCGGGAGTGACTACAACCAAATCCCAACTACTGGTCCGAGCTGCTTCATGCGTGGCGGCAACTGTAGCAATGGTACCAGTGCCGGGGTTTTTGCGCTCTACAATACGAGCCTGACGTACACCAATGTCTACGTCGGGTTCCGCCCCGCTTTGCACGTGTAATCTGCAATCTGCTAAAACTGAAAATCTGGCAGGCATGCGATAGCATGCCCCGTACAGCAATCCAGAGGTGAACATGCAAAATCTGAAGGTACTACAAAAGGCTTACGACATGACCAATTACGGGTATGTCGCGCTGCGTCAGTTTCCAAAGTCGGAAAAATACGGACTGGCAGCGGAAATCAAGTTCGCAATGCTGCAATTGATGAAGCACATCATCGCCTGCAATCGGAGGTATTACAAGAAAACGTCCATCCAAGAAATTGACGTTGCCCTGGATACATTACGGATGTATATACGGCTGGCCAAGGACCTTCAATTCCTTGATCTGAAGCGGTACGAGAACTGGGCGAAAATGCTAAATGAGCTGGGGCGAATGGTGGGTGGCTGGATGAAATCCATTCAGCAATAAGTGCACGTTGGGGGCGTGGCCTATACGGAGTCCGAACTGCTTCATGCGTGGCGGCAACTATAGCAATGGTACCAATGCCGGGGTTTTTGCGCTCAACAATACGAGCCTGACGAACACCAATGTCAACATCGGGTTCCGCCCCGCTCTGCCCTGATGCCAGAAGTTGACAGCTTACGGGCTGTCATCCAGCGCCTGGGCCAAAGGGGCCACGCTCCCGTATCAGCTGATTGGGCTGGTCAAAAACATGAAAAGGCAGTGTCGTGTGGTAGCGACAGCGAAGCTCGACACTGACCGACTTTGCTTGGTGGTGAGTATCGTGAAGCGATACAGCAACTTATTTGAGACAATATACGACTTTGAGAGTCTTCATGCGGCATATAAACGAGCTAGAAAGGGCAAGAGGTACCGTGATGGTGTGCTGGCCTTCAGTTCCAATCTGGAAGAACGGTTGATCGAACTGCAAAATGAGCTGATCTGGAAAACATACCGGACAAGCTCTTACCGGCACTTCAAAGTTTATGAGCCGAAAGAAAGACTTGTAAAAGCACTACCATTCCGGGATCGTGTCGCTCAACACGCGCTCGTCGCCGCGATTGAGCCTATCTTTGAGAGGAGTTTCATCTACCACTCCTACGGGTGCCGAGTCGGGAAAGGGGTTCATCGAGGATCACAGCAATTGATGTACTGGCTGCGAGAGACGCAGCAGAAATGGGGAAAGGTTTACTGCCTGAAGGCGGACATCAGCAAGTTCTTCCCATCGATCAATCACAACACACTGCTGTCGATCATCTTTCGCAAGATCAAGTGCCCGGATACACTCTGGCTGATCGAGGAGATTGTCCGAAGCTCCGATGATTCTTCAGATGTTCCAGGCATAGGGATACCGGTCGGAAACCTCACGAGCCAATTGTTTGCGAACATTTACATGGATCAGTTTGACCACTATGTGAAGGAGCGGATGCGGATCAAATATTATATCCGCTACATGGATGACTTCGTGATCCTACACCATGACAAGAAAGAGCTGCGGCGCTGGTTGCAGGAAATAGAGGATTTTCTCTTTTCTCGGCTTCAGTTAAGGTTGAACCCGAAAACGGACATCTTCCCGATCTCACGCGGCGTTGATTTTCTGGGATACAGAACGTGGCCGACGCACCGGCTGGTGAGAAAAAGAAGCATCAAGCGGATGAAGCGAAAAATGCGGAAGTTCCGACGAGGCTTTGCTGAAGGCAAGGTCGATCTGGAGGAATTGAACCGGACGGTGCAAAGTTGGATTGGGCACGTCAAGCATGCAAACTCGTACAACCTTCGCAAGAAGTTGTTCGAGACACACGCCTTGACGAAGAAACTAGGCAAATCAATCAGCGAAGGAGAGAACGGAAAATGAAAATTGCAATTGATGCAGGGCACGGCCCGGAAACAGCAGGCAAGCGGACGCCTGACGACAGCATGCGAGAGTTTCGCTTCAATAGTGTGACGGCTCGGTATGTCCGGGAGGAATTGTTGAAGTATGAAGGTGTGGAGGTATTGTTCACGCATGCCGACGACGGCAGCCGTGACGTGCCGCTGAAAGAGCGAACGGACAAGGCCAATGCATGGAAGGCCGATGCGCTGGTTTCTATCCACGCTAATGCCTACGGCAGCACCTGGAACGACGCACAGGGTATCGAGACGTTCGTCTATACGTCCCGACCTGCTGAAGCCGTCAAACTGGCCGAGGCCGTGCAGCAGCATCTCCTCCTGGAGACGGGAAGGAAGAATCGCGGCGTGAAGGCGGATAATCTCCACATGGTTCGCGAATCTCACATGACGGCCATCCTGGCCGAATGCGGCTTTATGACCAACAAGACCGAGGCCGAGCTCCTGAAGAGTGACAGCTATCGCCGAGCGTGCGCAAAAGCGATTGCGGAAGGGCTGGCCGAAGTTTATGGCCTGAAGCTGAAGTCGGTCGCCGCAACGCCGACACCAAAGGAGTACAGCGGGAAGTTCAAGGATGTTCCCGATGGTCACTATACCAAATCGGCGACGGAAGACCTGGCGGCCAAGGGCATCATGAACGGCGTGGCTGACGATCTGTTCGGTTTCGGACGACTGATCACCCGCGAGGATGCAGCTGTCATTGTAAGCCGCGCGGTCGGCTACCTGGAACAAAAAATCTCACAGAAATGAGGAATGAAACATGAACATCGACATCGGTATTTATGACACGACGCTGATCCCGGCGATGATCTTCGTGCTTTGGATCATTGGACAGGCGGGCGTTCCGCGACGCTTCCTGCCTTTGACGGCTCTCGTTCTTGGGGTGGTGCTGGGACTGGTATTTATCGGCGCGACGCCGGAGGGGGCGATCGCGGGGGTTCTCCTGGCGGCCGCAGCAGTTGGTTTTCATTCCGGCAGCACGAACACGGCCCAAGTGATCACCGGCATCACCCAGGCGAAAGTCAACCCGGAGGAGCTGATCGGCGAGGAGATCGAGATACCCGGATTGACGGGCACATTCGAGGTTAGAAGCGTTGACGATCAGGGCGTGATTACGGTCAAGCAAGTGACCGCAGGGTAG